AAGAAGCATACAGGGGTTATGCCTCTATACTGTCGAAGTATAAGAACCCGAAAGTCGGAGCCGTACTGTGCGGACATAACTTTCAGGGATTTGATATTCCGTTTATTGAGGAGATGTTCAAGTGGAACAAAGATGACCTCTATAACTATGTGCGCTGGGTTGAGGACACTCAGAAGATGGCTTATTACAGAGCGATAGAGCAAGAAAATTATAAACTCGGTACGTGCTGCCGACTGGAGGGTGTTGAGTTGGTAGATGCCCACCGTGCGTTGGTAGATACCCGAGCAAACGCTCAACTCATGTTGAAGTACATTGAGCACATGAGAGGCACAGGGGGTTCTTCGCCTGTGGCAGCAGTTTCATCTACAAGAAAAGAGTCAAGATTTAGAGAAAGGTTCCAATTGGTATGATACATTTTAATGAAGATTTAAAGTTGTCGTACAAACAGTTGGACACGGTATTCTCTACTGCGTTCAACGTGCTTGAGTCGTTACCACCTGTGGCTATCAATCAATTGGTTGGTGGCTATGGTGGTGACGTCGATGCACTGTTATCGGAAATCTTCATTCAGACGAATAATGTTCTTTCCCTAAATACCACGCTTGAAACTGAACGGCTCAACTACATTGACCAATTGGAAGAGTCAATGGATGAGACGCTGAAAGTTCAGTCGTACAACTATTTCAAGACAACTATGCTTCCTAATTTCCGTCAGGGTTGGAGAAATCTTGAATGGGGAAACATGGTACAACTTTATCCGAACAGCGCATATCTTGCTGCTCGTTCTCACGGTAAATGCTTCGCCAGAGGCACACGGGTGCTGATGGCTGACTTTTCCGTAAAGAATATAGAGGACATCTATCCCGGAATGGAAGTGATGGGGTTAGACTTCACTCCCCGAAAGGTTCTGACACGACATATTGGTCGTGCCCAGATGTTTAGGGTTGAGCAGGAGAATGGTATGCCGTATGCCGTGAACCGAGCGCACACGATGTGCCTCTTTGACACGAAGCGGAAGAAGTACGTCGAAATAGAAATGGGACAATTCTTGAAGTACCCTGTCAAGAAGCAAAGACGGTTCCAAGGGTACAGGGTGTTCTCTTACGACAAGCCTGTATTCGAGCGTGGGAATATAACGGTTGAACCTATCGGGGAAGAGTCTTATTACGGGTTTATGTGCGATGGTGACCACCTGTTTCAGTTAGAGGATGGTACGGTCGTTCACAATTCCTACGAGTTCTGTATGGCGTTCCCGTTGTGGAGATTATACAGTTACCGACGTCCGACGTTTATGCGACCTGATATTCCTGACAATAAAAATCGTCAGGAAACCTGTATTATTACGAACACGGAGAAACTGGGTAAACAGCACATCGACAAGGTGGTTGAGGAAATCCGTGTGAATGAGGCTTTGGCAGCGAAACTGAACCCTACTGGAAAGGCTTCGCTGGCAGCGACAAGTATTGAGTGCGAGAACGGGACGAAACTTCACCTCCGTGGAAAAGACGGGTTTATTCGTGGTCTTCACGTGGGGGCAGCAGTCAGCGATGACTTACCAGACGAGAGTAGTATCTATTCGCTTGAACAGCGTGAGAAGTTGAGAGACCTGTTTAAAGGTGCTATCACTCCTATCGTTGAGCCGTATGGGTATAACATCGTTGATGGTACACCGTATCAGCAAGAGGACTTGTATGCCGAATTAAAGAAAGACCCAAAGTTCCGTGTCTTTGAGTACCCAGCCATATTCCCGGACGGTCGCCTGTTGGCTCCTGACCGTTTTACGTGGGCAAAACTTATGGAGGAAAAAGCGTCTCTGGGGACGCTCGTATTCTCTCGTGAGTATTTGGTCGTACCTATTTCCGACGATAGTACAATCTTCCCTTGGGAGATATTAAAGAGGAGTACAATCGGGATGGAAAACATCAGGCTCGTAGATAACATAGAGTCGTTCCCTATCAAGTTACAGAGGGTGGTCATGGGTTGTGACTTCGCTGTCTCAGGAAATGTGGGAGCCGACTTCACCTGTTATACAGTCTGGGGAAAGGATGTTCAGGGGAATTATTATCTCCTCTATATATTCCGGGAAAAGGGGTTGTCTCACAATGAACAGATACAGAAGATTGACCTCCTGAACAGGGTGTTCAAGCCAAACGAGATAGTCGTAGAAAACAACGGCTTTCAAAGTATATTGGCGGATATGTGCGTTCAGATGGGTATCAAGAATATTACACCGTTCACGACGACCTCCGGGAATAAGAAAGACCTGAGAACAGGGTGGGCATCACTTGCAGCGTTATTTGAGAGAGGTGTAATCAAGTGTCCGTATCATCCTGACACGGCTGCTAAGATTGACCAGATGTTTGGGGAGTTCAACTCGGTTGCGTTCCGCAGCGATAAAGGGACTCTTGAGAGTATCAGTGGGCACGATGATACCGTGTCTTCCTCTTTCATGGCGATTAACAAGTTACGAGAGAGCACTGTAATGAT